AGTACTTCTCCTGGATATAGTTGGCCGAAGAATGGTTTTCAAGGAAAACGATACTATTTTCAGGATGGAAAAATTGACGATGAGGTGATTGATAGAGTTAGTGAAAGAATAAAATTAGCAAAAGAAGGAATTAGGAAACCACATTTGTATGTTTGTACGCTAAAAGATGAAACTCGTCCTATTGAGAAAGTAAAACTTGGGAAAACCCGAGTTTTTACAGTTCCACAAATGGACTATGTTTTAGCAGTGCGAATGTACTTTGGTGGTTTTGCAGTGAATGTTATGGAGAATCGCATATTGAATCGATCTTTGGTGGGGATTAATATGTATTCATTGGAATCAAACTATTTAGCTAAACGCCTTAAAAAACATCCAAATATATTAACTGGTGATTTTTCTAATTGGGATGGATCTATTAGAGCAGATATAGCGAATAAGTTGTTGTTATTTATTAATTCTGAGTATGATCGAAACAAAATGTTATCTCTTTCTGAAAAGAAGGAAAATAATTTGATTCGTGAAGTACTATTTCAAGATTTGATAAATGCAATGACTTTAGTTGGAGCAAGAGCTTATCTGCTTACTCATAGTTTACCATCTGGACACCCATTGACGGCTATTGTCAACACTCTTTATAATATTTTTCGAAGCTTTCTTGAATATCATTTGATTTTACTGTCAAAATTTAAAAAGACAGTGAAATTAACTGATGCTTGGGAAAGCTTTGTTGAATTTATGGATAGTGTTGACGTTTCTGATGTTGTATTGTTGATGGACATTCGCAAATACCTTGATAATGTAGAAGGAGGTTTTTATGGAGACGATTTGGTTTTGTCTGTATCAGACAAATTTAAATCGTTTTATAATTATCGAGTTTTACAGAGAGTGAATTTGCTAATGGGACATTTTTATACGACGTCAGAAAAGAAAGAAATAATTGATCGTGATTTTGACCAGTTTGATTCAGCTAATATCTTGAAAAGATATTTTAAGTGGGATAAAGATTATATGCGATTTATCGCGCCACTAGAATTGTCTGTTGTTCTGGAAATACCCAATTGGGTAAAGAAAGGACATGATATTGTTGAACAAACTGTACTGAATATAGAAGTTGCTGCTAGGGAGTTGACGCTTCATGATGAAAAAGTTTATGAAGATTTTGTAGAAGACTATTCAAATATTCTAGCTAAGCATGGTTTATACCCATACTTTCAAAAGTATAATCTACTGAAGGATCGAGTTCTTTCGGGAGAGTATATGGAATATTTGTTTTAGTGATAATTGTGAAGTTAGATATGTATTATGCATAATTATCGTTAGTTTTAAGATTTAACTTATAGAATACCCGTTCTATATTTTATTTTGGGGCTTGTATAAAATGAATTCCTTTACAAGTTTTTAGGACTGTTAGAAATAAACTTTTATGTATTACGTAGCATTTGTCTTTGAACATCTAAATGCGTGTACAGAATTTAAATATGGATAATTTACCGACGAATTTTGTAGGAGAGGCAGTTAATTCTGCGATGCCCAGTGTAATTGATGGGGATGATAATTCAAAAACTGAAATGACACAGGAGCAAGTATTGACTTTTGTTGATGACAAACAATTGGAAACATTTGTTTTGCCATTGGAAGAGAATTTACTTACTAATGTGTCAAATCAGGGTTTGGAATTAAGAGAACATACAGTTAGAGATTTTCTGAGTAGGCCCATGAATATTGGCCAATTTACTTGGTCAAGTTCTCAGGTAAGAAATGCTGAAATCTTTTCTATAAGCTTTCCTTCGTTGTTATTTAACCAAGGAATGATTGCAGAGAAGATTTCAGGATTTAATTATTTGAGAGGTAATATTCATGTGCGTTTGCAAATAAATGCTCAGAATTTTCAAGCTGGTATATTCCAATTACGATATTTTCCTGTATTAAGTCCTTCTGACTTGTACAATTCACAGCTAAATACTATGAAACAGTTTTCAGGTTTACCTGGAATTGATGTTAATTTACAATCCGACAAGCCCATGCAGATTGTAGTTCCATTTGTGTATCCAAATGATGTTTATGACATTGTTGCTGAACCAGATGATTGGGCCCAAGTTCATGCGAGAGTTTACTCGCCTTTGACTGCGGCTTCATCCACAAGTGTTTCTATTACTGTGTGGGCTTGGTTTGACAAGCCTTCATTGGTTTTGTCTATGCCTTGTTCTGCATCATCATTAACTGTTGCAAAAGTTATGGTAAAACATTATGAGGAACAGATTAGAATGAGAACTGCCCAGCTTCAAATAGGTGGTGAGCAAAAAACCGCTTCACAAGCTGGAGGTCCAATTTCTAATTTAGCCAATGCTGTTTCTACTGTAGCTACCGTTGCCTCTGGTATTCCAGGGTTAGGTGCTATAGCTGGAACAGTTGCGACTGTTTCGAATATTGTTGGCTCAATATCAAGTATGTTTGGTTTTTCTAAACCGACTTCCAATCAAACTGTTACTCAAGTGCGTCCAATTTTTGTGCGAGGTATGGCGAATTCCGATTCTCCAGACTCCGTTACTCAAACTGCTCTTATTACTGATAATAATTTGATTGAGGGAAAACCTGTATTTGGTACTGATGTTGATGAGATGTCGTTTGATTTTATAGCACGTATTCCACAATTTATTGGTGCTTTTGATTATGCGACAACTAATGTTGAAGGCCAATTGATCTATTTCTTAGAAGTAAACCCAGCAATTATGACTAGTGATCAAACAACCGATAGTACAATTACAACAACTAGTTTAGGCTTATTGTGTAGTTGTTTTGAACTTTGGAGAGGAAGCTTAAATTTAACGTTTAAGTTTGCGAAAACCCAGTTCCATTCTGGTAGAATCATATTTGTTTGGTTTAATTCAGATTCTCCTGCGATGCCTGGTACTTATACCAGTGATCTTGCAAAAAATCCTGCAATACAGTTTGATTTACATGAGAAATTTGAAATAGATATCAATATACCATATATACAATCCACACCTTGGTTGAATATTCACTCAATTGACTCTCAATTGAAAAGGGCTAATGGTTGGCTTGGAGTTTATGTTGTAAATACTCTGCAAGCAGCTCCTTCTGCGTCTTCTATTGTAGAATGCGTCGTGGAAGCTCGTGCAGGTTCCGACTTTGAACTCGCTATACCAAAACCCCCAGAATTGTTAGGAAGTTGGGTGAACCCTTCAGCCTCTGATGTAGCACCTGTGTATTCATATATGGTATTTGTCTTATTTACATTTAATCCGTTATCTTCCGCGTTTACTTTGAACACTGAAATGCCTTGGGATTCTTCTATCTTAGGGTTAAATGATGGTTCACCTACTGGGACTACGACAAGTATACCAGCTGGGTGGCGTCTATTATTTGAGGGAACAGAGTATGATGTAG